TGATATTACTAAATACTTTGCCAAACAGTGCGCTTTAATTGCAGTAAATGAACTATTAGAAGAATGTAGATTAGAAAGAGATTGGTATTGGGATAGAGTTAAAACAGAAATAGAAAACTTATGACACGAACAGAATTAAAACTAAAAATTAAAAGAGCGACTGATAACAACATTAGGCTATTTAATAACTACGGAAAGCAAATCAAAGTTTGCAACTCAGAAAACAGCACTAACGATGACTTCACAATCCTAACCAAGATTAAAGAAGATTGGCACTTAGCAAGCCTTGAAGCCACAAAATACGAAACACTATTAACTAGCTTTTATAATAAGAAAAATGGAATACATAATTGACGATGCAAAGAAGCACCAAGCACTACTAGATTACGTTGAATCGGACTTAATCGACAGAGTTTATGAGGCTAACTGCCCTACTGCAATAGAAGCATTAAAGAAAATCAAAGCGGTTGCGTTACATCCTGAACTTGCGGACAAAATAGACGCTGCTTGGGCAATAAGGCAGAACGAAATAAACCACTTGAACTATTTGGATAAGCTAGGCTCAACTTATTTCTAAATAATTATTGCACAATTAAATTAATTAACTATATTTGCACAACTAACTAACAACACAATGACTAACACAACACCAATGCAAGAACTATTGCATTACATTCAAAATTCAACTGCGCTCACATTTTTACCTGAGCAACTATCCTCAGTAATTGAGCAAAAGTATTTACAACTAGAAAAATCAACTATCACCAATGCGTTTGATGCTGGCGAATCTAACATCTGGAACTCTAAACGTGATGAAGGTTTTGATTTTGAAGGAGGAGCAGATTATTACAAAAAAACTTTTACTAACAACAATGACTAACACAGAATCAATTAAAGCCGTATTAATCAAACAGATTATTGATAGCGGCAGTAATCTTCCACTAGGCACTTTAACAGGTAACATTAACCTGCTTATCAAGTCGGCTGAGTTGGATGGCTTTACGCAAGCTAAAGAAATTATGTTTCCAACTATTACTGACCATCCTAACACTATCTAAATGGAAAACAAACTACCAACTCTCGCAGACCTTACGCAAGACATTGAACTAGCGTACAAGAATGACCAACTAAACCTATTACTTAACCAACCACCGCCAACTAAATGGGTTAAAGAGCATCCTTTTATTAGGGGCTACAAATACCTGCCTATTGATAAGGTGGAATATTTACTTACTCGCATCTTTAAGACCTACCAAATACAGATAACAGGTCAAGGCACGGCATTTAATGGAGTATGGGTGACAGTTAGGTTAACAGTAAAGAACCCTACTAATGGCGAAGTGATGCAGTTTGATGGCATTGGAGCGGCTCAGTTACAAACTAAGAAGGACACTAGCCCTGCTGACCTGCAAAACATTAACAATGGAGCATTATCAATGGCGTTTCCAATAGCTAAAACAATAGCCGTGAAGGATGCAGCCGACCACATCGGTAAGTTATTCGGTGCAGACTTGAATCGTAAGGATGTAATCCAATATCAACCAGACAAAGACCTAGCAGAAAAGTTCGGAAACAATAAGGAGAAACTAAACCATGATTAAAAGATTCGTATTTGAAACAGAAACGGATTGGTTACAACACAGGAAAGACCAATTTACAGCCTCAGAAGTTAATAGGCTAATGGCTGAACCAACCAAAAAAGCACAAGCAGAGGGAAGATTGCTGAGTGATGGCGCAATAACCTATCTACTAGAAAAGGTTGCAGCCTATTTTGATAGCCCAAAGCCTAAGTTCTATAATTCTGAAATGGATTGGGGAAAGGAAAACGAACCCGAAGCAGCGTTCAGACTATGCGAGTTATTAAACCTGAACCCTGCGAGCGAAGATGTGATTTACACTTCATCAGGTGGCTTTGTATTCTTTACTAATGGCAAGTTAGGTGGAACGCCTGATATGATTTTAACAAGCCAAAAGAAGATAGTAGAAATTAAATGCCCTAATTCAGACACTCATCTATATTACAAGGCATTTGTTAACGCTAAGAACTTTCAGAGCGAGTTGCCAAAGTATTATGACCAGATCCAAACTAACCTTTACCTCTGCGATTCTGATTCTTGTTACTTCATGAGTTACGACCCAAGATTCAAGGATTCTAAACGTAGCTATCATTTAATCGAAATAGAACGTAATCAGGAACGAATAGACCAAATACTAGCTAAAGTAGAAATAGCGCATGAAATGATGCTTAAATTAATTAATACACTATAAATAAATAAACAGATGGAAATTCAGGGAACATTAAAACAGATTCTACCATTAGAATCAGGCGAGAGCAAGTCAGGCAAAGCATGGCAAAAACAGACTATCGTAGTAGAAACTCAAGAAACTTACCCAAAGTTAATCGCTATTGAGGTAAGCGAGAAAGCAATTAGCAGACTGCAAGACTATCAAATTGAGCAAACCATTACCTGCTCGATTAATATCGAATCAAGAGAGTATAACGGCAAGTATTTCACTAGCGTTAAGGCTTGGAAAATCTAAATTAACAAGGCGGTAGGCGGGCAACTGTCTACTGCCATTAACAACTAACACAATGACAAAAGTAATAATAATAGGAGAGCAACTCGAAAAGAAAGAATTAAAACCGATTAAGTTTGTATACTTCTTTTCAATTCAACATGGTGCTGAGGAAACGGAAATAAAACCTAAAAGCTACGAAAACATAGAATTGATTTGTAAAGATTTTGCAGCCTTTGGTTTTGATTTAATGTATGCCTACTTTAATGATAGAAACGCTGGCTCTTTATATCTAGGACACTTTAATGACGGCATTGTATGAACCAAAAACTAATTAACGAATACATCCAATGGAGCAAAGAAACCTTTGGCGATGAAAGATGGCTAGACGTATTATCCAAACTGCGACACGAAGAAGTTTGGGAGTTTAGAAAGGCAGTAGTCTTAGACGGCAGAACTGAGCAAGCGGATGAACTAGCAGACTGCTTCTTTCTAATGTTTAAAATGGCTCATTTAACAGGCTTTAACCTAGAAGACATTGAGGCAGCGATGGCAAAGAAATTAATTGAATTAAATACTAGAACTTATATTGAAGGCAAACGAATTAAATGACACTATTAATAAGCAAACCAAACTTTTACGTCAGAGTACACGGAGTTAACAAACACAAGATTACACTTGACGGCATCATTTGGGCAGTCACTAAAGTAAGCGGTTACTCAGAAAAGGAACTAACATCTAAGACACAAAAAAGAGAGATAATGTGGTGGCGGCATTGCATAGCTTACTTAGCCTGCAAGCATACTTATTCTAGTCTACAATCAATCGGTTTAAGATTAGGAGGCCGTGACCACACTACAATAATGAACGCTCGCAAAAAGATTCAGAATTATCTTGATTACAAGGATATGCTATTTGTGGATAGGATTAAACAAATTGAAACGCTGCTATGATATCAGAAAGAACTATTATCCAAAACCTGCTAATGGCTTATATGTGCAGCAAGGCAGCAAGCGAGGCAATGCAGACAGTCTGGAGTTGCAGAGATGCAATAGACAACAAGCACATAATAGGAGTAATTAAAGAGGCTAAACCAAAGATTAACTACTTTATAAAACAGATTGATGAAACCTTACTAAGCGATGCCAGATTCAAAAGTAAAGATTGGGAGCAACTTCAAGATTCGATGTATAAGGTGCTAGAAGGATTGGATGAGGAATTAAAGAAATTATGAAAAAGTTCGGAAAGGAGAATGACACATTAGACGCATTGTCACATTTTTTGGCTAGTTCATTTGGTATAAAAATGATAAAGGCAAAAGTTTTTCCAAAAGTTTCTGAAAAGGTCAAAAATGTGTCTCATCTGGAATACCCCTTGTAAACATTGAGTTTTTTATATTGCAATGTGTCATTTCAATGTGTCATAACCGACATTTTTAATAAAAAGATTTGCACAATGGTATTAGTTTTAATAAATAGATGTAGTTTTGTTCTATAAAATCGGGTTTCAGCGGCGGCTGTCTAAAAGGTTTGAATGACCCTTCCCCGATATTTTTTAAGTCATTCAACTAAAACATTCAAAGTATGAGTAAAATATTAGTATCAGTATTTAAGAGCGCACAAGATGCCTCTAACCCTTTTCATAGGGCAGTAGAAATTTGCTTACAGCGAATTATCGAAGGAAACTCTAAAGAACTTGTAGAAAAGTTTAGATTAACCAAAGAAGATAAGTATAAGAAGCAGTTGCCTGGCGTTTGTTTCAATGGAACTTTTAGCCATAGAGCAAATAAAAATATTTTAGACCCTAGCGGTTTGATGATTGTTGATTTTGATAAGTTCCCAGATATGGAAATATTAAATGAAACTAAGCAGCGATTAATAAATTTACCTTATATCTTTTCTGTATTCATTTCACCATCTGGTAGCGGATTAAAAGCATTAGTTAAGATTCCAAAGGATGCTGAAAACTTCAAAGGTTACTTTAATGCTTTTATGGCTGAGATTGACAGCCCTTATTTTGATAAGTCGACAAAGGATATAAGCAGGTTTTGTTATGAAAGTTATGACCCTGAACTATATTATAATCCTGATGCAATAGAATACGATACTATTGAGGTAGAAGAATACACCGAAATTGGTTCAACTTATAGTGATGTGGTAGTTCCTTTAAAATCTGAATCACAAATTATTGACAGGCTAACTACTTGGTTCAATAAAAAGTATAGTATGGCAAATGGAGAAAGGAATAGTAATCTTTTCAAATTTGCTATGAGTTTAAATGATTTCGGCATTAGTCAAATAACTGCATCTAATCACCTGCTTAAATTTGCTGAAAAAGACTTTAATGGCAATGAGATACAAGACTTAGTTAATAGTGCCTACAAGCGTGGTAAAAATACTTTTAGCACAAAGTTTTTTGAAGATAGCAATACCAAGTCACATATTCAAAAACAAATATTAAGTGGCAAACGAATTGAACAAATTAAGACTAACTTAGAAAGAGCATCTAATCCACACGAAATAGAAACGATTGAGAGGGTTAAGGAATCGATGGAGGTGGATGACTTTTGGAATGTTAGCGATAAGGGTAAAATTTCTTTAAGCCCTCTTAAATTTAAGAAATGGTTGGAGCAAGAAAACTTCATGAAGTATTATCCTGCTGGCGGTAATACTTATACATTTATAAAAAGACAAGGTAATTTTATTGAGGAAACTAATGAGAAAAGAATAAAGGATTTTGTTTTAGAATACCTGCTTGCCAATGATAAAATAGGGATTAAGCCATACGATTACATTGCAGGCAATCCTCAGTTCTTTACTCCAAACTATTTATCCTTTCTAAAGTCGGCAGATATTAAAATGAAAGAAGATACTCAAACAGAGTGCTTTATTTATTATGAAAACTTAGCCCTAAAGATTACCGATAATAAGACTGAAAAGATAGACTATCTAAATTTAGATGGATACGTTTGGAAGAATCAAATTATTAATAGAACCTACACAGACACCGACCATCACGAGGCAATATTCAGAGAGTTCATCTGGTTAATTAGCGGTAAGAATAGAGATAGATACAATACTTTTAAATCAGTTATTGGTTATCTATTGCACACCTTTAAGACCTCAGCAAATAACAAGGCTATTATTTTCAATGATGAAACAATAAGCGAGAATCCTAATGGCGGAAGCGGCAAGGGTGTCTTTTGGAATGCCATCTCTAAGATGAAAAAGGTTAGCATGATTGATGGTAAATCCTTTGAGTTTACAAAAAC